TTACAGACGATCGGCATGGTGTAGCTGAACAAACTTATCCCACAACTGCTCGTTAGTCTCAACCCAAGCAGGGTCGGCAGAAATCGTATTATCAATAGGGCAGACCAGCTGACAGGTTGGCGTTTCGTAATGACCTACACACTCAGTACAGCGCATCGGATCAATTTGATAGATTTCTGCACCCATGGAGATTGCCTCATTCGGGCATTCCGGTTCGCACATATCGCAATTAATACAGCGTTTAGTAATCAATAAAGCCATTTCAGTAACTTACCTTTTTAATCTTTTTAAATCATGCAGTTAATGGTGTTTTTTATTCCGTACAATTGCGAACATATTGTATGTTTGTACAGTATAATATACATTGAGAAACCTAAGTTAGTAACACAAAACCGCAACACAAGCCGTTTTTTGTCATTAAAATACCCGCATGTGTGAGCTTGGGGTTTGGCGGGTTTCATACCAAGGAGTTTCGATGGTTCGCAATGTAACACAAAAGCTCGCAACCCCCAATAATGATGGTTTTTTAACCGCTCTAGCGAGGTGGGAGGCTTGCAAGCCTCCGTATACAAGCTCGCACATGAAGATCTGTGTTACTGCGGCAAAAGTAATACTCTCCCAGGTTGTTCAGCCACGGCGTTCTAAGTACGAAAAAGAGAATTTTCTTCGTATCGATTTCAGTAAGGCGGGAAAGGTTACATTCTATGCCGAGTTCCCAAAAAAGATGGCACTCAAAGGCAAAAAGCTTGGTGAGTGGCCAGAAATGGCAATTCAGGTGGCAAGAGAGAAAGCAAAGGATTTATCTGAGGGTGGGTTGACTTCCGACTCGGTTCACAGCGTTATAAGAGCCTACGAAGCTGATTTAGCTTTGAAAGTGAGCCGGCATCGATTGGGAGAGGATAGTTATAGAACCTACCTCACAAGAACCAAAAACGTTTCTCTGGCCTTTAGTGATCGCGAAGTATTCAGTGGCATCACTTATCATCGACTCACTGACATTCTTGATGATTGGATTGCCACCAAAAGTAGCAATCAGGCTATTGAACTATTTGCTGAAATGCGTCGATTTTGGAAGTATTCATCCCCACTCTATAGCTGTGGAAAGAATATTGCCGCCAGCATTCCTGATGATTACATTTCATCAAGAGTCCAAAAGCCAACCGCTACCCGGCTATTTACAGATATTGAGTCCATCGCCAAACTTTGGATAAATATTGCCTCTTGTGCATCAGTTCACCAGAAGAACGCTATGCGGTTCATGATCCTGACAGGGGTCCGTCCAATCAATGTTTCAAATCTACGCTGGGATTATGTTGATAGCGATCTTGCTGAAATTATTTATCCCGCTGGTGTGACGGGCATGCGGGGGGCAATGAAAACCCAGAAAGAATTTAGACTGCCAGTGACGAATGAAATAAAACGAATACTTGAAGAGCAACTGGGGTGGGGAAGGTCTGTTGATAATTACAATAAAGAGTATGTTTTTCTTCAGCCCCGCGATTTGATGAAACCGTTCGCAAAGCGCTCATTGGATAAGCTGATTAAAACGTATAGCCCAGAGAATGCAGTGAAGGGGGTGATTCATGATGGCACCGTTAAGGGACGAGAGGGGGCGTTTAACACGATGTGTCGTAAGTTCTTGAAGAGCAATATCATTGCCCAGATGCGTTCTCGTGGTTATTCCCGCTCAGATACAAGAGAGATAAGCCAGCTCTGTATGCATCATTCTGACAAGGGAGCGGATCCGATGGGTGAGCATTACGATTTTTCAGATGAAATCCTTCATGAAGAAATGGCTTTAAAAAGGCTGGCCTTTGAATCACATGAGGCCAGCATACTTACACAGGTTGCTTTAATTCGTAAGAGACTGAGTTAATACTTGCTCTTACACTTATCGATGAATGCGATAACATTACAGCGCTCATAGCGAACCAATTTATGAGTGAATCGAATGGGTGCCAATATCGCCCTGTGTCGATGATTAATATTCCAATCACGTAAGGTTTTTGTCGTAATACCTCCCAGCAGTATGCAAGTCTGCTCGGGGGTGAGCCAGTCGGGATTCGTGGTTTTCGTCTCGTTAATCATCGTAAGCCCCTCTTTTTCATGGCCTCAAGTAAGATGTCTTGTACTTCGCGTTTTGAATCCCGCCGTTCTTTTACCAGCTCGTCTACCGTGTCCTCGGCGATGATGTGGTAAATCCATACCGGGCGTTTGTGGCCTGCCTGTGCTTGCCGTGTGGGGCCTATACGCTCAATGATTTGCTGATACTGTTCCAGATCCCACCAGTGGGAGAAGAACGCCAGAATGTTGCCGCCGTCCTGCAAATTAAGGCCGTGGCCTGCGCTGGCGGGGTGGGCGAATAGCACGGGTATTAATCCTGCGTTCCAATCTCGCTGCGTCTGTGGGTCTGCGTCCAGGTGGCGACCTTTGGGAAAGGCTTTTAACAGGCGGGCTAAGTCGCTTTTGAAATGGTAAGCGACGAGAACAGGCATACCGCTGGCCTCGGTGATGATGCTTTCCAACGCTTGCAGCTTGGCGTCATGTATCTCCGTCCAGTTGCCCGCCTCATCGGTATAGATAGCGCCACTGGCAAGCTGTAAACACTTCATTGTTTTAGACGCTGCGTTCATGGCTTCGATACCGTGGTCGCCAATTTGCAAAAACATCTCCTTTTCCATTTCTTTGTACTGGCTGCGGGCTTTAGGACTAAGGCCAACGCGCACCACGCTATGTATCGGCTCGTCAATGTCGAACCAATCGGCGGCATTAAGGGAGATAGTGACGTCGCGCAGGGCGTCTTGCATTTGCTGCTGTGCGCACTCTCGTGGTTCGATTTTATTAAAACCGGTAGTGCCGATCGGGATGCGGTTAAACCAGCGATCAGTGAAAGCGCTGAATGTTCGGCCTAGCCGCTGGCCTTTATCCAGAAACCACGCTTGCCCCCACAAATCCTGTAAGCCATTTGGTGCGGGGGTACCGGAGAGATTCACCCAACGGCCTGATCGGTGTGCTACTTTTGCCAGCGCTGCCGCACGCTTACCACCTTTGCGCAGGCGAAAGGACTTAAGGCGGGTACTTTCATCGGCGATAACGGTACCAAACGGCCATTCACCGTTGAGGGCTTCTATCAGCCAAACGAGATTATCGTAATTGGTGGTGAACACGCTGGCGTTAGGGTTACGCAGCGCAGCTAAACGTTCTTGGGCGGTACCGACCACCGGCTGCATTTCAATATTGCGCAAGTGATCCCACTTATCCACTTCATCTGGCCACGTAGACCGAGCAACCCGCAAAGGTGCGAGAACTAACGCCGGTTGGGTTTCGCTGCCAGACATAAACAGATCTTCAAGGCTGGTAAGCGTCGCCACGGTTTTACCCATTCCCATACCGGCCCAAACATTTGAGCGGGGGGCGTCTATTTCGTGAAGGATTATTTGGTTTTGGTATTCGTGGGGGATAAATTTCTTTCGCACACTGTTATTCCTGTAAAAAGCCCCGCACTTGGCAGGGCTGGCTATCTTATGCAGCCTGCTGGCTCATTAGCTGGGATAGCCTGGTCAGTCCCTTCGGAGTCACAAGAACCTGCTCGACAGTTTTCTCGGAGCCATCTCCACGTGTGATTACCGTAACTTTATGCTCCAGTAGACTAGCCTGGATCTTACTTTGGTAGGCTAGCCAACTTTTGCCACCGACTCGGCGATAGATCCAGCCATTGGCACTCAGGTAAGTGAAGAGGTCTTTAGGGCGGATTTGCAGATCCTTGGCTGCGGTGGATATGCAGGTACCGCCATCAGATTTGGCAATACGGTGTAGCGCGTCAACGTCAGGTTTCATTTCCTGCACTTGATTTTGCAGGGTAAGGACTTTCTCGGTGTACCCAAGCAGCAGACCACGCATAGTAGCGGGATCGTTGAGTGCGGTCATAGGGTCAATGAACGGAGAGGATACCTGTGATTCTAGCTGTTGCCAGCGGTCAACAAGACGAGCGGTAAACTCGGGGCAGAGCTGAGCAACCACAACAATGCTATCTCGCCGGCCTTGTTCACCCTTGAAAAGGTATACGCTTTCTTTTTGTTCTTTACCTAACCCGTTGATTCTCCCACAAACCTCAATTTGAGGAAGCTGGATGACGCCGCTTTCCGCCAGTGTTTCTATGGTTCGTTTCACGTTGTCTGGGCGCTTGTTAACCAAGTCCGCGATCTCTTTGTGGGTCATTGCAATTTGCTTAGTACTGTTTGCCAGTGCTAAAGTATTCATTGTTGTATCTCCGTTAGGTTTTTTAGACGCGTCGGTAGTTGCTGCTACCGACGCGTTTTTCATTTCAAGACCCTCCATCTTTATTCGCATGTGCTGCCTCCTGAGCGGCTTTCTGTGCAAAATCGATAAGTTCAAAAGCCAACTGATTCCCTGTTTCCAACGAGCCGAGAAGTTTTGCTGTTTCCAAAAAATCCACGATATAGTTAAAAATATCAACATGATGCAACTGCGTAATCTTGGTCGCCATAACGTACACCTCGGTGGTTCTCACTGTGAGTACAAATAGAGTACTCACGGTGAGTCGTTGTTGTCAAGCTCACCGTGAGGCATAATTGTATTAAATAGCATGAGAGGGTGAAGTTATGAGTAGAGAAGATCCACAGTTAAGGGTGCGGATACCTGAATGCTTGAAAGATGAGTTAGAGCGATGTGCGCATGAAAATAAACGTACGTTAACCGCTGAAGTTGTCGATAGGTTGGAAGCGACAGTCGACCAAGATTTTTATTGGGCCGCTAACTCTGTAGGTTATAAATTGTTCCCTCAAGAGTATGAAAATCTACAAAAAGAGTACGTAGAACTGAAAGTTAAAGCAGATTTTATACCGTCGTTTGAAAGTTTTAATGAGCATGAACAAGACCTACGGGAAGCTATAGCGACGCTTAAGAAGTTTTTTGACGGAGAGCTGAAATAGCTTGGTCTCGCTCCAAACTTTCTCTTAATCTCCGAAGGATCTCGGCGGTCAGTGTGCGGTCGTTATTCTCCGCTATTTTTTCCAGCGCATCTTTTAGCTCTTGGGGGATGCGCACCCTCAACTGTGGCATTTCTCTTGCACCTTTCACAATATCCCCTCCAGATCTTTAGAATCCAATACGCGCACAATGAAACCTAACGCGCGTATTTTCTCATGCTCCCTAAGTTGGGCGGCGGTAGGTTTTTCGCCCGGCGCTTTGCATTCAACAAAAATCACCTTGCCATCCGGCAGAAGCACCAGCCGATCCGGTACCGAACGGCGGCCGGGGGAAATGAATTTGTAGGCTATCCCTCCGGCTTTCTTCACCTCTTTGACAAGGTGGTCTTCTATTGAGTCTTCACGGATGTAGGCCATTGGCTGCACCTTCTTTTTCTTTGCGCTGTGCTAAAACACATTCAGCGTGGATTACCCGCCAGCTACCGGTGTTGCGTTCAAAATGGCCCTTGCCTTTCTCAACCAACTTTCCGCATCGGTAACAATTTCCGGGGTAGCGGTTACGCATTAGCTGCACCTTCTTTGAATTTCTCACGAGCAATCTGCATGATGCAAAAATCGGAGCGGTTTTCGCTCCACTCCTGATTGAGGGGATTACGTGAAGTGCGAGCGGCTTTTGTCCAGACCTTGGCGGCCCGCCGGTAATCGCCTTCGCGTTCAATTTGCGCAGCCTCGCGCGCAGCCCGATAGTAGAGCGGGCTGTCATGATTTTTAAATGACATAGCACTATTCCTTACGGTAGTGATAAGCCTCGAACCCGCCAGCGGAGAGCGGCAGGTCTAAAGCCCATTCGGGATTTGTGGCGAGAAGTTCGCTTAATTTATCGGAGGTGAATTGCTCGGTATCGGGCGCTTCGGTTAATACTTCATCGTGAACAGTCAGCGTAATTTCGTAGCCGCTGGCCTCGATTAACGGCATGTTGTTTGCCATCACATCGCGGGCTGCTGCCTGGGTAACGTTTTCCGTCAGCTTACCGCCGTAGGTTTTCAGGCGTTGCCATTTGCGGCTGTATGAGTTGATGCCCATATAGCTGATTTTGCCCTCGTCGATACGAATACCGGGGTAGCAAACGGCACGGCCAGAGGGCAGTTGAATACGTAACCAACTACCGTCGCGGCGGATCTTCAACTTACGGCAGGTAAACGTCTGGCGAGGTGCGGCAATGGCACGGCGTACGGTGTCCTCTATTTCGTACCAGAAAGAAACCGTTTTTGGGTGTGCATTTCGCCACATCCTTTTTAATGAATCACAGGCGATAAATACCTGTTCCGAAAGGCCGTAGGTTCGTTTCTGTTTTACCGAGGCTTTATACCAGCTTTGCGCCTCGCGCTGTATTGATGCGGGAACATTTGGTAACGCCGCTTTTGCCAGTCCATCCAAATCAAGCCCATACACAAGGGCGAAGGTCAGGAACGCGGCCACGCCACCGCCGAACCCTAGCCCCAATTCCATCACTTTACCGATTTGGCGCTGGATCTTATCGACATTATCCGGTGATATGTTGAATGCCCGAGCGTAGGCCAACATATACAATTCATGACCGGTCCCTGCATCGTAATCACGGAATGCCTGTAGCTTCCACTCTTCTCCCGATAGCCAGACCAGTGCGCGGCCCTCGATGTTGGAAAGGTCAGAGACAACCAGCTTTTTACCCTCGGGAGCGACAATGCAACCGCGCAGGGCTGAACTGATTAACTCCATGACGTTATCGAATAGCAGATCGGCACATCCGGCTTTTAACGCTTCGATACCGGTGTCTATGGTTTCCTGATCCAGAACAGGGCGGGGGAGGTTTTGCGGTTGAAATAAGCGGCCCGCCCAACGTCCAGTGCGGCTGGCCCCGCAGAATTGCAAAGTGCCGCGTAAACGCCCGTCTTTGCTCACACCTTTGAGTAATGTCTTGTATTTGCTGGTACTGGTGGTGCTGGCCTGTAAACGTATCGCCAGCAGTTCGCGCAGTTCAATCGGCAAATCAGGGTCGCTAACCCGCCGTTGTATCGTGCTGGCCTGCATATCTGGCAACGTGACGCCAAAGGCTTCAACAATATGTTTAAGCAAGACGTCGCGCTGTGTTGCCGCCTGTACCTCGTTATCGGTTAAATCCTGTGTGCGCACGGCTAACCGTTTTTGCTCTATCTCGACGGCAGATACCGCGGCTTCCGCTAGCACGGTGTCCATCTGTACACCACGGTCATTAATGCGCTGATCAAAGTGCCAGAGTGCCAACTCATTACTCTGGTAATTCCAGACGGGCAGTTTCTTATCAATTTCGCGCATCGCCTCGATATCAAGGCCCGCGTAATCAATAAACCGTTTCCATTCTTCAGGGTGGGTTTGCTTGGTAGCGCGGCGGATAGCAGAGTTTTTAGCGCGTGGTTTACAGAACAACTGGATCAGCGCCTTGCCTGCTTTGTCCTTGGCTTTGTCCTGTGCTACCCCGAGAATATCGCACAAATCAGACAGTGAACCTGGCAGGCCGTGGGCCAATGCTTTAACCATAGTATCGCGCCAGCGGGTAACATCCCTTGCGGCTACGTTCGGCCATTTGTAACTTTTTAAATGTGTGCGTAGTACCGTGCGGTCGAATTGGCTGTTGTGGGCGTAGACTAGCGTCTCGCCATCACGCAACGCAGTGCACAGCGGCACAGGTAAATTCTTGGGTTCTGTAAATTCGTGCACACTGACAGGGCCGTCGTCGATAGCCCATGCAATAAGCATTATCTCCGCATTAGCAGCGTAGGCATGGGTACCGTTTCGGATAGGGGTTTCGCTGTAGGTTTCTAGGTCTAGCCAGAGTATTTGGGGCATAAAAGTAGCCTTCTATTGATGTGCTTTGAACAGCAGGCACAACGCCCGCTCGTCAAAACACCCCCGCACAGGGCAGGGATGGGCTAGATTACTAGTTTAATCAATGGCATAACCGTCTAGAACGTGGGCTACCGATACGCCTTCTTTGACTTTCTCGACGATGGAGTTAAAGGCATCTTCAACCACACGCTCAGGGTTAACCAGTTTGAAAGTAAAGGTTAATTTTCCCTCACGCAGGCGATAACGGAGGCGGGCTTGCACTTCGTAGCTTTCGCCGTTGTGGAACGGGGCCAGACCGAGAGTGATAAGTTCCGGTACTTCGATGGTGCCTTTCTCATTCTCATCGCTGTAGTTGAACTGGAATTCGCCAGTCGCCAGTCGCCAGGCGCATAGCGGAACCGAAGACCGCTTTACGGATAACTTGGAACTTGGTAGCGATTTCCAGCAATTCCGCACCGGTTGGGTTAACAACGTCGGCGGCACGGTCTTCCAGCAGTTCGGCAAACTGTTCCTGGCTAAGTGTTTGGCCGTCGTACTTCTGCCAAATCTTCCACGCTTTGGACAATTCACAACGGTAGTGGGCGCGGTGGTCGTTCCACGTTGGTGCCGCCGAGGTCACCGCATGGTCAATACCCTGCGACAGCGCCCAAACAGTATCGACATAGGTCTGCACGGCAGTGGCCATATCGGGCGTAACCTGCGGGCCTGCCCCGGTTTTGCTCGGGTGGGCTAAAGGGTAAGTGCCGATATAACTCTCTGCAGTCTGACCGCCTACAAGTTCTTGACCTACAAGGGTATTGTCTTGCAAATTACGCAAAACACATTCGGCCAACGCATGTGCGGCGGTACCCTCTACTGCAAAAGGCGAACCGGTATCCTGTATCCCTGCTTCTAAAGCGAGGCTTCCGCTACAGCGCATCCACCGATGTGCACCAGATGGAGACAATCTTGCATGTTGTTCCAGCATGGTTAGCCCTCCAACGCTTTTTCAGCCAGTGCGATAGCTTCCGGCAATTTGTCAGCGGGTAAAAACACTTTTTCCTTAAAGAACATTTCCACTCGGTCACGCTCTTAGCGTGGGTGGGAGTGATTGCGTCGCTCACTCAATGCGTTTTCTTGTTCAGCTTCCTGCCGGTGTAGTTTATTTACAATCACATTATGTGTTGACCCAATCATCACAAATTGTGATTGCTTGTGTCAACACATATTGTGTTTTATTTTTGTTTGGGTAATAAAAAAACCCGCGCGAGGCGGGCTATCGAAAAGAAGGAGGTTATTTTTGAAGTGATTATCTTTTACGGCGATGGATACGATGCTCTATCATAGTTCCGATAATTTTTACCGGTTGTACATCGGAGTCAATTGTTGGATAGTCCGGATTTAGTGGCACTAATTCGAAAGAACCGTTAGCTTTGAGACGGTATTTTTTGAATGTTGCTTCATGATCCCCATTTTTAGCTATGACGAACTCCCCTGGGTGAGGTGCTACCATCGGGTCTATTATGATGGTGTCCCCTTCCTTAAATTCCGGCTCCATAGAATCGCCTTTTATCTTTAAAGCAAAGGCAACTTCGGATATCGGGCCGTCGTACATGACGTGCCCTTTAGCACCCTCCGCAAAAAGCAAATTATCTGGTTCGGTGAAAGTTCCTGCCTGAACGTAGCTGACTAAAGGAAGGTATCTTTCCCCTGCGCTTGTGAAACTTGCGTTATCTGGTGTTCCTAGGATTAATTCGCCAGGGTTAACATTCAGTGCCTTAGCCAGTACGACAGCGTCTTCTACGCTCACTTTACGGCTGTCGGTTTCGTAGTTTCCTATTCGGGATTGGGATAGCCATCCGCACCTTTGGGCTAATTCCGCCTGGCTAATACTCAACTCTTCTCTGAATCTTTTAATTCTTTGGCCGATGGTTTCCATTTTTCAATACCTCTTAAACACGTTACGTTTTGATATTGCACATATTTTGAACCTTTCTATCACGCATTGTGTTAGTTGTCATTCACGTATTGTGTTTACATTCCATCACGTTATGTGTTTAATGTGTGTGAATGGAGGTGTCACAATGAATAAAATATCCCTTGAACGAAAAAAAATAGGTATGACTCAACAGCAATTAGCCCGCTTTTTGGGTTGGAACCAATCTCGGATTGGTAACTACGAATCAGGGGTTAGGACACCTGATCTTGTTTCATGTCGGCAAATAGTTTCTGCCTTGAACAGATTAGGGGCTGAATGCACTTTAGATTCGGTGTTTCCGCCGTTAAAAGAAAAGGTGTAACCCATGGAAATCCGCTTCTCTATCGGGCATGGGGTTACTGACGCTAAGCCTGTTCCTGAAACTGCTATCAACTTTGACGCCTATAGGTTCAAGGTTGAACAGCTACGGAAAAACATTGGTATAACACTTGGTGACTCCGCCGAGGTTAACCTAGATCATATGGTCTACGGCCCTAATGAAAGCGCTGTTTTTATTGATTTTTCAGGCAAGGTTATTGATGTTGATATTCTGCTGGCCAACGCACCAGAATTTATCACCGCTGAAAGGCCAGTACCTGATCACATTAGTGATGATTTATCGCGTATCGTCGATCTGAATAACATAACCCAACAGACCTTTGACGATCTGCGCTCTGCCATGTGGCACCCATCCGTGTTGGCCGATGCTGGTGAGCATATGTACCCCCGCTGGGTAGATATGGGAAATCGCCTGGCATGGTTTAAAGACACTGAATATGAAGACCAGGCGCGTGATCTCTGGCTGGAATGGTCTGCTGCAGGGATAGGTAATGACAGTGCAGCCGCAGCTAAGTGGGAGAGCAACGACCTTAAAGCTGATCGTACTGGTTTCCAGGCCATCTTCACTCGTGCGCAGCAGGCCGGATGGAAAAATCCAGGTGCTGAACGTATGCGCTTATCCTCTGTCGCCCGCGTCGAGGATTTTGATGAACTCCCGCCAGAAAAACCAGAGAAGCCTCGTTCATTTCCGCACACGGGCGGCTATGGTAAGCCGGGAAAGTTCATCGTTGAAGGGTTGTTATCTGTAGGCGTCAATATGGTCTATGGCCCTTCATCGTCGTTTAAATCCTATGGTGTTATCTCGATGCTTTGCCGCGTGGCGATGAAAACTCACCGTTGGGCAGGGCGCAATCTGAAAGGCGGTGCGGTTCTGTATGTCGCTGCTGAAGGGGGTAGTTCTGTTATGCCGCGTGTTGGCGCATGGGCGGATAAGTACAATGACGGTAAACCGCTGGATTTGTTCTACACGCTGCCGTTAGCCGTCGATCTCTCTGTTCCGGCAAACGTCAATGCCATGATTAAAGAGGCCAAGCGTATCGCGCTGAACACAGGCGAACCTGTCCATATTGTGGCGGTTGATACGCTGTCTCAGTCCATGATGCAGGGTGACGAGAACAGCGCCAGTGATATCGCGAAGTTCATGGCGGGGGCCACACGTCTTGTTAACGAGACTGGCGCGGCGGTGATCCTTGTCCACCATAGCGGTAAAGACAGCAGCAAAGGAATGCGCGGGTCATCAGCGGCTTTTGCTAATGCCGATACTGTCATCCGTGTTGAACGCATCGGTGATGCGGTGAACCTGATCAATGAGAAGCAGCGTACCGGCCCAGCTCAACCCACGCGAGGATACTTAGTACCTACTGTCCAGTTGCCCGATGATGTTATCGCGGAGAATGAAGCATACGACGATGAGTACACCAGCACCGAGGGCGATGTGTATGACCCTGTAAGGCCGACAACCGAGCGCGTTTTTGAAGATGTGCCACTGGCAGAAATTGAACCTATGTCGGATGACGAAAGCGATACCCCAAATAAAAGAAAGGCAAAAAGCGGGGTGTCTAACCTTGACTGGGTGCTTTCTCAAATTGACGACGCAGGAGGAAAAATACCCCAAAAAGATCTTCGTAACCTGTGGAATGTTGCAGATAAACCTTATAGTGGCTTTGGTTCAGCTATGAGACGGCTGACTGAAAAAGGGTTTATAGAGGTAACTGACGGGGGTGACGTTATGCACGCTCGCATAGATAGTGTGAATGGTTATGCAGAATAATGGAATAATCCATCAGTGTGCCCGGGATTTTGTGCCCGAAAGTGTGCCACAATGTGCCCCTGCGGGATTCATTGATTTTAAAGGCTTTTTTTTGTGCCCTATGTGCCATGCGGCAAGCGAAAAAGTGTGCCAACCACCTACCCCCTTTAGGGGGTGGTTTGGCACACTCGAGCCGGGATTTTGAATATGGATTATGCATATGCAGGTTAGGTGAACCCAAAACGACGAAACACTGGAATCTGTAAAAAATCACAAGTTTTAAAGGTGAACACATGCTTACTGCAAAACAGAATGAAAAAATTATTATTGCACGTGACGCTCAAAAACCAGGGGTGTTTCGCTGCCCAGAATGTGATGCACCTGTGACCCTTCGGAAAGGGAAGATAGTTGCGCACCACTTTGCACACAAGCCGCCTATTACTTGCAGTTATGGTAAAGGGGAATCCGCTGAGCATCACAGGGTGAAACTAGAGATTTTCGACACTTTAAATAACCACCCTGACGCGGGTGAAGTTGAGTTGGAAAAATCGTTTGGGCCTGTTCGTGCGGATGTGTCAGCCCGGCTCGATGGTCGTCGTGTTGCCTTCGAGATCCAACGTAGTGCCATCGATTTCGACGAGCTGCACAGACGTACGGTAGCGTACTACCAACTTGGCGTTAGTGTTGCTTGGATATTGCTACCACGAGAGGATCTTTCAAAAGGGCGATTATCACCTCGAAAATGGGAGATTTGGACACATGCTGCAAATATGGGTGAGGCTTATTACTGGGTGGGTAACGGTTTAGTACAACCAATTACCTTCAAAAAGTACGATATTGACGTGCCTTCAACTGATTTTGGCGGAGGTTATAGTTACCCATCCAAGCGTTACCGTACACCTGTAAGAAAGGAACTTTCACATATCGTTGATAGTTTTACTCACTCGATGGCCGCACCTTGGTGCAGGCTTCCCTATGACCTACCTCGCCGTAGATTGTGGAAACGAATTTAGACAAACTCGGTGGTCGCTCTGGTTAATTTACAGATTAAATTTTGAAATCGTGTTGAAAAATGTTGAGGTCTGAAACTATGCGCAGAAATATGCAACTTGTATTTGAACGGTGGGGCTGGTGGGCTGCTAGCGAGGAATATTGTTCATTGATTGATTGGCCCGCGATGTCGGTTGCGCCCCAGCAACTTCCTCAAGCAAGTGGAAAACCCGGTTGCACTGATGAGGACGGCCTTACGCTCGATACTTGTATCGCGCACATGAGCACGGTGTTCCCGCAAGCCAGTCTGCTGATCCTAGGGCAGCGTTATATTGGGGGCCACTCACTGCGGCAAATCGCTGACGTGATGGAAATAGATATCAACGTTGTGAGGAGGTCGCTACAGGCTTCGGAAGCGTTTTTAGGCGGGTGCCTGGTTATGCTCGGTATTCGGCTTGAGATGGATCCCGAAGTGGTGGAACCGGAACCAGTTGCGTGTACACAAAAACCTATGCTAATCTTCTAACATCTAAGATTGTAAGTTAAATTTATGACCTCAACATTTTAAGGCCTCGCCATTGTGCGGGGTCTTTCTGTTTGTGTGCTGATGCTAAAGTACGAGAGTGTTTAAAACAGGCACTTTAGCCCCTAAATATCCTATGCAAAAAACAGCACATTTTATGCAGCATTTATGCAATCAGCTTTCTAACATTCTGCGCCGTTAACCCCGACAAATAAGCCTTTCGATTCATTAGGTTGATGAGTGGTATGCGCTCGGTGCGTGTAACGTCCATTATGTTAAATAGACCCCAAAAAACGACAATTATCTACCTTTCCAGCTATTCGAGGGCTGCGCTTATGCGTGGCCTTTTTTTATACCTAACCCCCGGAGTCGGGATATGGAAAATAACAATTTGCCACCTGGTACCGTCGCTGCTTCTTTGCTGTGGCTAAAAATCCACGCACCGACAATTTACGGCGTTGGTGCCTCGGTCTGCCTGGCTGCTCTCGTAACGTTAAAGGATGGCAAGGCGTGGCGAGATTGTCTTTATGCAGGCGGTACCTACGGGTGCCGACTGGAATGATTATAAATGCTGGTTGCCGGTACTTGATGCTATGCACCGGGCCGGTAAAGAGTTAGGCGTTAAGCTGCGGTTCGGTATCACCTGGACAGATAACCCGAATGACAAGCCCGCTAAGTTCCTTGATGGGCCACATGTGGAAATTCCCGCATGAAAGAAACCCTATTGAAATTGACAGCCGTCGCACTGACGATTTCAGTTTTAGCCGGGGGCGGGTATTGGTGGGGTAGTGATAACAAAGATTCGGAGTGGTCTCTTAAGTGGGCTAATCGTGACAAGTCAGACAGAGACGCAGAAATAGTAGCCAAAAAGAGAGCAGATGAGAAAGAGGCTCAACTTCAGGCTGCACAGTCAGCCGGATTAAAAGCATATCAACAAGGTGTAGTAGATGCTGAGAACAAAGCAAAAGGCACTATTGCTGCTTACAGTGCTGGCAATATCAAGCTGCAAAAGCGTTTCGAGTGTCTCGCCTCTTCAGTTGGGGATATGCCCGCTACTCCCGCCAGTGGACAGCTCACTGATGCAGCCAGAGACTGCGGATTTTCAGACGCAGATGTCGGGTTTCTTATTTCAATCGCTGAGCGAGCCGACAAGCTAGTTGAGAAAGTCACTGCGCTACAAAAGGTTGTCACTGACGACCGCCGAATAATCAATAAAATTCAGGCAACACGAGGATAACCGTTAAATATGGCAAAGCTCAAAGCAAAACCTGAGCTGTTTTGCCGTGAGTATATTGTCGATTTGAACGTCACGCAGGCAGCTATACGAGCGGGTTACAGCGCCAAAACCGCATATAGCAGCGGCCAACGTCTCTTTAAAGAAGAGGTGGTACAACAACGCATTAATGAACTTAAGCACGATCGAATTAATCAATTGGGGGTTGATGCTAATTACGTCCTGCTACGACTCGTAGAAATCGACCAAATGGACGCGGCGGATATATTTAATAAAGACATGAGTATCAAACCTATTCGTGAATGGCCGCAAGTTTGGCGACGTTATATCAGTGGTTTCGACGTATCCGAACTGTTTGAAAGTAAAGAAATGGTCGGGATCCTAAAGAAAATTAAATGGCCTGACAAAGTTCGTAACCTTGAATTGCTCGGCAAGCACATTGCTGTTCAGGCTTTTAAAGAAAATATTAGAAATGAAGTTACCGGCGCGAACGGGGGGCCGATGCAGATATCAAACCTATCCCCGGATGAAGCTGCAGAGGCCTACCGTAAAATGATGGAATAAACCCCGCCGAAACGGGGCATTGTTCAGGGGATCAGTTGCTCCTGAGTGCAGCCATACAGCGCCGCCAGTTTTTCGCGTGTGCGCTTCTGCGGTCGGTCGGATGCCTCCCACTGTGAAACTGTTGATTGTGTTGTACCCAGCTTTTCCGCGACATCGTACTGAGACATACCACGATAAATACGCCAGGCTGCCAGGATAGAAACATCCTGATCAACCATAATTGACACAACAGCGTTTGGCACTGTTACTTCATCGTATTTTGAAGGCGTGTAGGGTACGTCTTCCCACGCATCCTTGGCGTTAACTAGCTTTTCGTATTCGTCGTAAGGCATAACGGCATATTGTGGTTTGCCCTCACCATCACGAATAATCTGTATAGTCATTTTCGTTTACTCCGGTGTGAACTTCTGGGGAAAATGGCGGGTTCCCCCGCCTTAGTACGTTGTTGATGTTCTGCGCTTTACCGTTCTAATCGAACAGATAACAGGTTCGCCGTCAGTGAGCTCGAAAATCACTCTATAATCGCCAACCCTCAGCCTGTACTGGTTATCAATGCTGTGTAGCTTTTTTATATCCAGTGTCACTGCTGGGAAGGTTTCAAGTTTGTTAACTTTCTCACTAATGGCTTTCCGGTATCTGGTATCGATTGAAAGCAACTGCTTACGCGCTTTCGTCGTCCACTGAACCGTGACCATCATTTCCCCGTTTTGTTAAAGAGCTATCCGTATTGGATGGTTAGATAATACGATTAAAATCTAATTAAGTCAATAAAAGTACGATTAAAAGTACGATTTAATTATCGTAATCAATTCGTTTTGGCTTTCCATGGAGAAACACCGTGCCATTACCGTTCCCGTTTGACTTCAAGAACCCGGATTACACTCAGGTTTTTGAGTGGAGAATGGAGCGACTACAGCGCATACGCCAACAGCCTGAATTGCTGCCAGCCAGCCGAACCGGTATTTTGCTTGACCGCCTGAAAGCCTGGTCAGGGAAAGGCTCTGATATTTACGCCACCACACAGGACGCCATGGCCCTGAGTGATGAGAATGACTGTACCTCAAAAGATAATGGAACGCGTCTACGCCTCCGAACGTACATTCTCGCGAATCCAAAAGCGCATATGTTCACAAGCCGAATTGGTGACGATGGCAATAACACGCTACCGAACGGCGTTAATGCTGAGTTTGCCGATATGGCGGTTATTAACGTTGAAGTATCAATGCCAACGACGGTGGGTAGTGACCTGTTTTACGTCATAGCTAAATACTTCAGTTATATTTCGCCGTCGATTGTGCAGCCTTCAAAAATATCATTTGCGCGTGATCAACGTGAAATTAGTGATTCATTATTTTTGGGTAAGTCTGGCGCGTATAAACTAGATAATATTTTGCCGCTGTCAGGAACTATTAGCGGAAATCTCGACGGTGTGAAGTTTACTACGCTAGAAATGACATTTGAAAATGACGAATCACTGAATAGCGTAGCGCGAACCATTCAGGGTGAAATTAGTGCGGCAGGTATTGAATACGCGCCAGCCATGTCACAGACATCAGCGACTTACAATGCCACGGCTGCACGTTTTGAGTTGACAATAATTGGTGAAAACGCAGATGTTCCAGTCTCAGCAAAATTGACTATCGACCCTGGCGAAATTGCTGACGCGCTCGGCCTCAGCGGCGGCACAGCAATAATGGGCATACCTGTTGCGTTGCAATCTGTAGAGAGCGTTGCAGCGGCTGCCATGATCGGTAATAGCGTGAGCAGCGCGGGCCGGTTGAAATCAAAGCCGTATATTTTTAAATTTGAGAACCAGGTGATCGCATAATGTTAGAGCCTATTGAAAAAGAAATCCCCCTGCCCGAGGGTGGCACAAAGACCTTCATTCTGAGTAAGTTCCCTGCAATCGCTGGCCGTGAAATCGTCACACAATACCCGACTACTGGCGCGCCTAAAATTGGTGACTACAAGACTAACGAAGCGTTGATGTTAAAGCTGATGGCCTATGTGGCCGTGCCGATCGAGGGTGGCAGTCAGATACCGCTTACGACCAGCGCATTGGTGAATAATCATGTCCCGGATTTTGAAACATTGATGAAATTGGAATGGGCGATGATGGAATATAACTGTAGTTTTTTCAGAAACGGCGTGGCCTTGGGTTTCTTAACCGGTTTAACAACGAAAGTCCAAGCGTTGATTACGAAAACGTTGACGGGTTTATCGCAACCATTGTCGGAGCCGACCGCGCCACCCTCCGAGAACTCAGAGACGTCTACACACTAGAAGAGGCTTTTGATCTCTTCGAAATCATCGCAGTACAGCGCATGAATGAATCCCTCGCTGTGGAATACTCGCAAAGGAAAAAATAATGAACTTGCTCGAGGCGTTTTACTACACGTTTGCAGCCGACGCCTCCGGGCTTGATCGTGGGCTGACTGATGCAGAAAAAAAGGCCGAGAAATTAAAAAACTCGGTATCAAGTGCCGATGCCGCGTCTGAAAAATTGGGCGCGTCATTTTTAAGCCTGGCGAAAGCCGGCGTCGCATTGCTGGGCGTCACATTAACACTCTCCGGCATTAAAGCGCTGGCGCTAGGGACAGCAGAAACAACAAGCGAACTAGGCAAGCAGGCACGGCAAATGAACGTCAACGTATCGACGTTGGACGCGTGGCGCAAGACCATCACAGAAAGTGGCGGCGATGCTGAAGCCTTCACGCGAACGCTCGGCAATATGGCCCAGCGGTTCCGTGATCCGGAGGCCGCATTATTGCGCTACAGCAAGGCGCTGGGGGGCATGAGCGCATTTCGGGCGCAGCGGCTGGGGAAAATGATTGGCCTGGACGAAGGAACAATAGAATTACTGCGCAAAGGAAAAATGAGTGTAGAGGAATTACTTAAAAAGCAGAAAGAGCAGGGGGTAATAACAAAAGAGCAGGTCGCAATGACGGATAAATTCAATCAAGATTTGCGAAAACTTAAAATGAGTTTTACCGATTGTTATGAGTCACAAAGAATGAGAAACCAAGATAGATAGGGAATTGGCGGGAATTTGTTGGAATAAGTTGGTATTGCGTTACAATTATTTTCGGGATATGGTGGGAAATTACGGGAAAAAAGGAACTCATTATGTCTGGTAAAAAATCATTTGCATCTCAACTTCCTGATGACGTTATTTCTAAACTACATCAACGAATCAGAGAAGCTCGTTAACGCAGCCCCTCAACCGGCTTGCTTGTCACTTGCTTCGTGACCAGATGCTAACAACTGTTGCATTGCGATATCCGCTAAAATCTTTTGGCGATCCTTATTCGGCAGAGAGTCATATAGCATTCCCATAGCCATTGCATCATGAGATATACCAAGCCTTTCTGGAAGGTCATCTGGCAAAGGCAATTTAGATGGTGCTGATTGCCTTGCGGTTAGTGTTGAATGGAGCAGTACGCTCACACCGTGCCTAAATACACTAGTGATAACGGCTTCACGCTCATCTGGTGTCATGCGGTCTAATATCTCTTTCCAAACTTGCTGCTGTTCAGGAGTGGCATGTGACCCTGCTGATCGAGCCAAATCCTTGTTAGTCAAATTATCCGAATTATCGTCCGGAAAGCCTGAGGCCAACCAACCAATAGAGCAGCCACTAACATTGGCAATAACAACTAGCCGATCTAATGATGGGTAACTCTCTCCGTTCAAATAATTCCGTATAACCTTTTCTGACCAGCCACATAGCTTAGCGAACGCATTGTTAGACATACCATTCATGGCTATCTTCAGGCGCTCCCCAAACCGGTTTATTTGATCCTCACTAATAATCCGAACTGGTTTTTTCTCTTCTAAAGCGGTCTTTTCTATGTAACTCAT